GATTCATCAATTTTATAGTAATAATAGTTACTTGTATAAATATGGGTTTATTAATTGATTTAATATAATCATGCGGCGGTTTGGTTTATTCCAAACTACTTTATGATCTATATGATTATTTATTAATTTTCCTACATTTTATATAGTCCTTAATTGGATTATATTAGTACCTATTATTATAACAATTGGTGAATTAATTAAAACTGTATATTTAACAATATTTAATATGTTCCTTTTATCATCTTCGTGACGATCTAAGGGGCAGATATATAATATTAGACAACAATTTCGGAATTATAGAAGCAAAACTTCTAAACATTCTAAAGTTGTTACTGTATTATTTCCTGAAATTACAGATTCACAAGGAGATAACAATCCTTTTATATATTTGCGTAGTTCGAAAGAACTAAACAGATATGTAGAAGTATTGATTTCTCTTTATCCTATTTCTGATCATCGAATTTTACCTAGCATCCATAAGATTGCTAACCAAATAGATATCCTTTGACGAAACAACGGTCCTCAACAGACTGTTGAATACTTAAAGGAAGCTAATCGGTTATTCCAATTTTATATTGCTGGTAAGCCTCAACGCTCAGAGTCAAATCTGCGTGTTGGAGCTCCATGGGGGTTACCTATTATTATTCCTGATATGATCCGTGTGATTTTAGAGATAAAATCGCACCGTGACTACAGTAATATTATTAGAATAACCTTTGCCCTGCTAGGCTGTTATAGATTAATTCGTTATCCTGGTACCTTAAAGTTAGAAAGTATTACAGAACCTAGTCTTTCAAAGGGTTTAAATCCTTGAGAGATTGGTTATGTATTGTCTACTAAATTTAAAACTATTTTTGATAAAACAAAGATAGGGGTATACAGCTATAATTTATTAACTCTACGAACAGCTGGACCGAATCATCGTACTTCTTTTCTGTCTGCTCCTATTGATGCTTTAGCATTAAGAGATAGCAGTGTGATTAAGGGTCTTAAAGTAATTTCAGATTTCTTTAAGTTAGGGGTTTACTCCTTACTTGAAGAAGAATGAAATTATCTTACGAACGTTAATCGAAAAGGTGACGAGAGATTGGGTAGACTCTCCATAAAAGAAGAGCCTGCAGGTAAGAGACGTGTCTTTGCCATAGTTGATATTTGAACTCAATCTGTATTGAAACCAATGCATGATCACGTTTTCTCAATTTTAAAGTTGATTAAACAGGATGGTGCATTCGATCAGATACGACCTATTAAGGAACTTATTGCCAATAATAAAAATGGTAAAACATTTTGTTATGACTTAAGTTCTGCAACAGATCGTTTCCCGATCTCAGTACAAGTTGATATTTTATCTTTTCTTTATAATAGTAGACCATTAGCTGAAGCTTGGAAACAAGTTTTAGTTGATAGACCCTATTATTTGAATGAGACAAAATTAGAATATCGGTATGGTTGCGGACAACCAATGGGGGCTTTAAGTAGTTGAGGTGTATTCTCATTAGCTCATCATGTTATAGTACAAATTGCTGCAACCAGAGTTGGTTATAAAGAATGATTCTCCGAGTATGCTCTACTCGGGGATGACATCGTTATAACTAATCCTGATGTAGCCAAAGAGTATTTTAATATAATGACTAAAGAGTTATACGTCTCAATTAATGAAAGTAAATCCCTACAGTCTGATATAGGAGTTGTGGAATTTGCAAAACGTATTATTGGCCCTAATGGTGATTATTCACCAGTAGGTCCCAAGAATGTCGCTTTGTTCTTGGCTAATAAACTTCATATCCCGAGTCTATTAATAGATTTGAGAGAGAAGGGTGTTGACATTGATTATTTCATTGTCGAGCGCTTCCTTACCAGAATGAAAGAATTGAAAGTGTTTCATTTTGAATGAAATACTATCCATGCTATCCTCTGGAATTTATCAGCTCCATTCGGCTTTGTACCTGCATTCGGAAGGTCACCTTTAAAGTGACATTCTGAATTCAGCAAATATAAAGCGGTTTGGTTACTAAATAAATTATTGGAATACTTGAAAAATGAATGGTCACTAAAACAAGAAAAGACATTAGCTCTTATCTATCAGAATGTAAAGGATATATCTAATTGATATATAATACATGGTATCTGCTTTTATACAACAGAAATACCATCACTCCGTGAACAAAAGATAAAATTAATTGAAGAGTATGCTAGAGTTAATTCTCTAGTTTACCCGGAAATTAACGTTTCTAAGCTAATGGGTCCTAAACCACCTTTAAAAGAAGGTGATATACAGATCTTATTAGATAGAAGCTATTCTGATGAACCCGAGGTGATAATAAAACCTATTGGTAAAGGCGGATACTCTACATCAGCGCATCGTTTCGATGTGTTGAATAGAGCACATGTTATTACATTGACGTTAGATCACCTTTGCGGTCTTTTACCACCGATTTATCCCGTTGCTCCGATGTTCGCCGATATTAATATCAACCGTAGATTCCTTCGTCATATTTCATACAATTTTCTAGAGAAATTTA